GCCCGAGCTGATCCTCGTCGACGAAGACTACGGACAGCTGGAGAACCTTGACGACGATGGACAGCAGATGTATCCGCTTACCACCCCAGCGGTCCTCATTGAGCCCAGTCGTGTAGACTGGTCACACCTAGAGGGTAATAGCCAAAAGGGAGAGGCAACATTGCGAGTGCGCCTGATCATCGATTGCTACGATGACACGCACGCAGGTTCTGGGACGGAATTCGGCATTAAGGAGCGGGAGGAGCTTAGGCACAAGCTTCACCTCTTGCTTGAGGGGTATCGCCCGCTTGACGACGGAGGATTGATGCGTACGCAATCCACCTTCTTCACCTTCAAGCACGGGATTAAGGTCTACGAGAGTATCTACACCTGCACCGTCACCGAGCAGATGAGGCAGGGAACAAGCTATAGGAGTACTCAGATACGACTTTCAGTGAAGTAGGAACGCCTCGGATAGCTCGCACCTGGGGCTTCCGAATGCGGTTCATAAGCTCCTCCCTAGGTGCGCCCTGGTATCTCTTGATGATCGTCCAGATGCGTTGTTCAGACAAGAAGAACTCCTCTTCACTAAGGATACGAAGCACCTCATCCAAGCGAATCTTACACACATCGTAGTGGTATAAGAACCGCTCGTAAAGCTTTTCATCACGCTTCTTGATGAGGTCTATATTTCGTCCCTTTTTTCTCACGTTGCAAAGATACAAAAAAGGTCAGGGGATAGGAGAATTTTCCCCCTATCCCCTGACCTGCTTAGTCCTTGTAGCCCAGCTTCTCCATCTCTTCAGACCAGGAAGAGAAGCCTGCCTTATCGTCGATATATCGGTCGGCGTAGACCTTAAGCCCTCCCTCTCCGTACTTGGCGAGGTTATCGGGGCAATGGTCGTTCACTCGATCAATCGGGATACCATGATCTAGCAACCAGTTGATAGCGTCTTTTAGGCGCTCACCCGTTCGGCAGGTCCATAGGATGAGATAGTGACCATCCTCATGCAGTCGTCGCATGCTGGCGATCGCCTGGGGCATCGGGTAGCCTATCTCTGGGTATCTGTCCTCACACAGCGTACCGTCAAAGTCTACTGCTATGATCATTCGGCAGGAGGTGCTACGTATGGGTACACGTCGAGGATGTCCAGCTCAACGACACTCACCAACTCATAATCAGACAGACTGCTATCTAGATGCGCTATGAGCCTTCTCGTTGCCTCGAGGAGATTATGGGACTGTACGATCATCGCCGATCCCGTCTTCCGCTCATGACCGTTGCTATCAACGGTGGTTAAGTCTACCTTGGCTCGGTAGTACTTACCCCCCACCACCTCACCCAGGAGGAGCTCTGCTAGACGCATCGGGCGGATGTTCACCACCTCCAGCTCGCCCACGGAGACAAAGGGGCTAATCTCCTTGACGATGCGAGCCTCCGCTTCGGTGAAGCTGAGCGCATCGATGAGGTAACTTTCCGTTACCTTCTTCATGCCTACGGAGTCTGCTTGACGCTCATAGGCAACCTTACACAAATACCATTTATTCATACTCGTCTTATCTTAAGTTAAGAGCTTCCAGCAACTCGTGCTGGTAAGCTTCTGTGACTTTCTCTTCCCACACGTGGTAGTCAGAGCTTTTATCGATCTTACGACCGTCGCACAAAAGGACATAGGTATCTAGTATCTCAGTCTCTCGACTATAAGGATCGCAGATCTGCTCCACCCCTTTGCGAATCATGTAGGTTGACGTATGAGTGCGCACATAGCCATGTTCATCAACCTCCCCGAGATTTACCTTCAATCTCTTAACATAGGCCTCTACAGCTCGCTTTTCTGCTCCCAGATATGACTCAACTACTCTCTGTATTGCACTCTCCTCATCGGAGGCTAAATACTTTTCGTCATCCCATCCGAGCTCGATCAACCATGATCCTTCGTCGATCTTCTTGAGATCAATACACCCAAGAGGTGTACTTGCAAACCAGAAAGCGCCCTTACCCATGCTATGACCTAATGGACGCCAGCTATCCCATAGTTCTCGATCCGAGAGCCTATTCGTTATACTCATAATCCTCTTCTTCTGTTTCTTCGTTGGGGGATAGTAGGTCGAGGATGTCACACATTTCCTCGTTGGCATCGTCATCATCCACTTTCACCTTAGCTAGGTAGACGAACTCCTTGACGGCAAACCGTAGCGCCCTAAGGAAAGACAATACTGCAAGGTGGATTGCTCGTTGCTCTGTTCTGGCGATATACCGATCAATCTCCCAGTAGGGTTTTATGATCCAGATACCCTCAGCCTTATCCTCCTCGAGATAGACAAGACCAATACCTGTATAAGCATAGAGAACATCCCCTTTACGGCCACTTTCTCGTGATGCTCTCCAGCTCTTCCACAGTTCATCCGCAGAGAACCTCAAATGATGTCTTTCTAGCATATACTCCTTAGTTGACGTTAATCATTGATAGTGGTATGCTCTTCCATGCACCATCTTCATTCTTTTCCTCCGCACGGAAGAAATACTTTGTCCAGTCGAAGATGAGTGACTCCTTGATGATCTTAACCCCCTCGGCGAACTCCTCTGAACCGAACTCCTCGGCATAGCGATCGAGCTGAAGGATCTTGTCAGGTTCAAGCTCACCCTGGGCGTTCTCGCTCAGTAAGTCAAGGATGATGCGGACGAGCTTCTGAGTCTCGCTATCTGTACCCAAGGTCTCTAGGTATGCCTTCACCATCTTGATACCAGACTCCGCCGTAGTGTCGTGCATATACTTCTTGTATCTGCCGATTATAATACGCTGAGTGATCTTGCCGTCGACAAAGGAGTACTGGCTCTGCTTGGAGTCGGTATCGAAGGTTTCATTGCGCATCTTGAGGATCGCCAAGAAGCGCTCCATTACCATCTTCTTCGTCGCTTGCATCTGTTCATTAAGACGCTTGATTTCGACGAAAACTTCAGATACAGCCTCTTCACTTAGCCGTCGGTAAGCTTCACGATCTTCCTTGCGCTTTTGGGCTTTCTCCCGTTCTTCCTGCTCTTTTTTGAGGGATTGAAGTTCTTGCCACTCTCTTTCCGTTATTTGGACGGTTCTTGCTTCTTGTTCCATACATCTGTTTGTTAAGTTAGTTATTGGGGGTTAGTTTGGTATCTGCCCTTTGGTCTGCGCCTCGGCAATCTCCATGCGACGATTGGCTTCGTCCTTCCTCTCCGCCTTATTTCGCATGCTGAGGAGCTTTACTCGTAGCTTCTTCAGTTCGTCGATTTCCAGGTGGCGGAAGGGCTTACCTGCGATACGAGCGTTGCAACAAAAGCGGTCGACAGCTTCCCAGTTGGTCGTATCGATGCCGTAGAGTTGCATCTGCTTCAAGACGGCTGAGCGTGCCTTCTTCTTCTCTTCGAGGTTCTCCACCTGAGAGCGGAGTGCCGAGATCATCTGGCTATACTCTTTGTCGGTCATCTCCTTCAAGGAGGATGTGCGACCTCCTGTCCACTGATCTACGAGATCTTCCTTCGTCGCACCTGGCATTCGCTTGAGTAGAGCGAAGAAGATGGCATAGGATTCACGATTCGGCATCGACCTGCTCCGTCTGACGTTCGACCTGCTCGAGGAGCTCTTTCTGTAGTTCCTCATTCTTCTGACGGAGACGATCCATATCCTTCTCCTTAGACTTAAGACCTTTCATGATGCCTTTAATCATGATATTTACCATGAGCAAAGACCCCTCCAGATCATCTCGTTCCTTTTTGATAGGCTTGATGTACAAGAAGTAAGAGAGGAGTAGAGTGACTGCCACACTGAGGGCGCTTACGATTACGTAGTCCATAATTCTTTCTTAGTTACTAGTTAGTATTGAGGTTCATTGTCTTGTTCTGTTTCTAAGCCCCAGTACTTTGCCTCTGCTTCTGCCCAGATGCTATAGTGCTTGCCCGCTTCGGGAACGAAGCGTCCCTTGCAGATTGCTCGGTAGCCTTGTACTAGGATTTTCATATCGGCATCGTATTGGACACTCACAGCAGTCGACCCTTTCGGTTTCTCCCCATCGGCGTGCGATATGAAGACGAAGAGCTTGTTAGGGAACTGCTCCTTGAGCTTCTTGTACTCCTTATAGTTCAGCCCTGTGTACTGGAGGGAGTCGATGATGACGAAGTCTGGGGAGCGTTGGCGCTTGAGGCGCTCTGCGAGGGCTTCTATCGGCTCTCTGTCGAGGACCAAGAAGCGCCCCCGAGCTTCCTCCATTCGGCATCGGCGCATGTTGTTTTGGAAAGAGAGGGAGAGGGCCTCTTCCAGCGAGTTGTAGGCTACCTTGCCGTACTTAGTTAACTCTCTTGCTAGTTGCATCGCAAAGGAGCTCTTCCCGTTGGCGCTCTCTCCCCAGATGAGCCAGACACCTGTGCGTCCTGGCTCCCCGAAGGCATCCCGCCACACCCCCTCGAAGGGGATGCTTGGGATCTTCTTGCGGAGTATCTCGGAGGGTGAGTAGGCTCTTTCCATCGTTATGCCCCCGCTTGTAGTTTGAGCTTCTCGATTTCGATGTAAGCCCTACGCAGGCTCCCCGACTTGCGTGCCAGGCTAACGGCATCTACCCCCTCGGGCACATTGAGCTTTGCCACCTCGACCACTTGGCGCAGGAGGAAGTTCTTGCGCTCCTCCCCATCGAGCGGTGTCACCTGGCGGTAGGCATCGCCGAAGCGGGAGAAGAGCTCGGTATAGCCGACCTTTCTGCAGTCGATGCTTCGCTCAATCTTCGCTCGTAAGCCATCTGCACCCATCATATACCATCCGCAGGCATTCTCCAGCGCATTCCACAAGGCTTTC